CTTGAGAGCAGGGATGACTTCACCACTGACAGATTTGTGATCGTTGTAATCACCTTTAGTCTCAGGCATATGTACCTCAGCCATGCCACCTTGTTTGATGATCCATTGACAGGCTTTAATAGCCTCTTTCTCACCAGTCTTGGAGTCATCGTTGTCTGCCACAAAGATGTGTCGTCTGTCTTTAAGTGTTTCAAACACGCTTTCAGCTACCTTCGATAGGTTGTAGGCATCAAAAGAAACAAACACAGGACATGACATGTCTCGATAAATGTCAGCACAAGTGGCGTAACCTTCACCATAGTAAATTGTGTCTGAGGTCTTGAGTATTTCTTGTCCAAGAATAAAAAAGCTACCTGCTTTTTTAGAACCAGTCAAAAAACGCTTGGTGCCATCGTCAGAGATAAATTGCATGCCCACCACAGTGAGATCATTGTTCAACATCGGAATCATTAAGAGTCCATTTTCATCTACCTTCAAACCATAAGATAAAACTCCTTTGGTTTCTAAGTAGGGATGTTTCTCACAGTCTTCGCCTTTCTCCCACATAGCCTGTGAGCGTTTAGCAGATTTGGTATGTTTCTCAGCCTTCTTGACTTCGACTTCTTTCTTTAGGCGTTCTATCTCTTCTCGTTCAGTCTTGGTAACTGTTTGGCGTTTACGATTCTCAGGTTTCCAAATCGCTGTCGGTTGGTCTGTAGATATCCTATAGTCTCCCACCCTTCCAAATGGAATACTTTGATCCATCCACAGTTGATACCAACCTGACAGCTTCCTTTCACCACCTAGGTTGATGTAGGCACGACCAATGCTTCCATCAACCACCAAACCTTTGCGTGGATCAACTTCCATGCCTTGTTCAGATAAAAAACTTAAAAATTGTGACTCTATATCTCCTGATAAAGGTCGTTCAAAATTCTTGGAAGGTGGTCGTCTAATTTTCAATGTCTGTTTTCCCTGTTGCTATATCTATAAAAGTCTGTACAATCCTAGACTAATTTACAAATAATTACAACCAATGGAGTAAAAAGATTATGAGTTTAACTATTAAATCAGATAGCAAAGAGTTTGAAGCTCTACCTGAAGGACAACACTTAGGTGTCTGTTATAAGATTATAGACCAAGGGAGCAGAAATGAAACCTATCCTAGAGATGCAGAACCAAATTCTGACAACACTAAGAAAAGAAAAACATTAAGTGTGACTTGGGAAATACCTGAGCAAAAAATGTCTGATGGTAGACCCATGAGCATTTCTAAAACTTACACTGCATCTTTAAATGAGAACGCCACCTTATATAAAGACTTAGTTACATGGCGTGGCAAATCATTTACCAAAGAAGAACTTGATGGTTTTGATTTAGATAAAATGATAGGTGCACCTGCTAATTTAGAGATTGAACACAATGCCAATGGTAATGCTAGAGTCAAAGCCATCTTTAAACCTGATGAGTTTAAAAAGACTGAGACTGTTAATGCAGGGATTATTTTTGACCTAGATGTTTACTGTGAAGAATGGTCAGGTGATAGCACTGAGCAAACCAAAGCCATGTGTGATATTTATGATGGTTTACCTGAGTGGCAACAAAACCTTATCGAAGAAAGTTTTGAACTCAAGGGTGCCAAAGAGTCAGGTTCAAGTTTTGAAACATCTGAGCCTGCGAAGAGTGGATTAGCTGATCTTGCTAAAGATGAGCCAGTCAAAACTGTTACAGACGAAGACATACCATTTTAGTTTCTGTTGGGTGACTTAGCTTTTTTGTTTAACATGATGCTTTCCCTAGTTGCCCACAGAATTCGTTATGAGTGATACCACTGATTATGTAAATGAGCCTCCTCACTACTTAAAAGGTAGGATTGAGTCAATTGATTACATTAAACAACAATTGGGCGATAACTTTAAATATTATTTAGAGGGCTCTATGCTGAAGTACAACCACAGGTTTAAATATAAAAACGACAATCCATTGGAAGACTTAAAAAAAAGCCAATGGTATCTTGATCGTTTAATAAAGGAATTATCAAATGACTGAAGAAGGCATTAAGTTTACAGTTTATCCACTGCCATCAGCCATGATGTTGCAACACGATTTAACTCCTGACATGGTTAATCTGCTTAACAAACATCTTAATAATCTCAGGGTTGATAAGAATAAAACTTCTAGTGGTGACATCTTAGTAGGACAAATCTATTCAGGTGAACAACTTACCATGGATCATAAGTGTGATGAATTAAAACCATTCACACATCTTATAGAGAATCTAGGAGTTCAGTACATTCAACAGTTTGTCAAAATGACTCGTTGTGGTGTTTACCCTAAACGAGTGGAGATGGATCAACTGTGGTCAGTACATTCTTATGCAGGTGACTATAATCCAGTGCACGATCATGGTACTCAGTCATTGATGGGTATTTCTTTTACCACTTGGACTATGGTGCCACCACAAATTAAAGACAACAAAAATTTAGATTTATACAACTCATCAGGTGCAGTGGATGGGTACCTTAACTTTGTGTATGGACTAAATCAAACCATTGATCCTGAAAGACTGCGACCTTCTCAGGCAAGAATTATTAAACCTGAAGTTGGCAAGCTCTTGATGTTTCCATCATGGCTACAACACATGGTTTACCCTTTTCAGGGTGAAGGTGAAAGACGAACAGTGGCAGGAAACTTAAACTGTTGGGATGTAACACCTGAAGAAATGGAGCAATCAAAAGATGGAATTTAAAGAAGGCGTTTACGAAGACTTACCCTTTGAGGAATACAATGAGATACCTGCGTATCGAGCCTCAGACCTAAAGCAAGTCGATCAATGTGTGTACACATGGAAGAATAGATCAGGGTTTACTGAATCACCTGCGTTATTAGAAGGTCGAGTACAACACACAGTGTTTTTAGAACACCATACTTTTGATGATGAATTTATTATTCAACCTGCGTTAGATCGCAGAACCAAAGTAGGCAAAGAAGCCTATGAGGATTTCTTGGCTACTGTTGGTGACAGAACACCTATCACTCAGGACATGTACGACATTTGTATGGAACGCAGAAGAGTAGCAAAGGATTACATTCCTAGTGGTGCAAACGATAAGACTGAGCTTACTGTGTGCTACATGTTGTATGGACATCCTTTTAAATCTAGGTTTGATTGGTACGATGGCAAACAGGTATGGGATTTAAAAACCTGTCGTGATGCTTCACCTAGAGGCTTCAAACAAGCTATTAATGGATATAGGTATCATATGCAGGCTTCTTTGTATGTAGATGCTTGCAAGAGCATAGGACTACCAGTAGAAGGTTTTTCTTTCTTGGCACAGGAAAAGGCTCATCCATATCCTTATGTGGTTTACACCATGTCTGACGAAGCCTTGGAGTATGGTAGAGCTAAGAACGAGCAGGCTCTACACAATCTATTACAGGCTGAGAAAAGTAATGTCTACAAGCCTTACAATGTTGATGGAGTTCAATTGGTCGAATTACACGACTTATGGTGATCCATTCTCTAGCAACCATTCCATTCTCTTTCGATCATATAACCAAAAGACTAACAGGTATCTGTCACCCATATCCACAGGTAATCCTTTGTGCATGTGTGTAAAGCTAGGGAAAATCAGTGCATGACCTGTGGGTAAAGGTGCAACCTCACCATAGTTATGAAACTCAGTGCCACCTCCTTTGTACTTACCAGTGTTCAGTGGTATCACCACACTAATATCTGCTGATTCATCGTGGTGCCAAGCACCTTGTTGTTTGTCTTTTAAATTGTAATTGGCTATCTGTACTGAACCTATGTTGGAACAGTTGCGTTGCCAAATAGAATAGATGATTGGATTTAGAACTGTCTGAACCACAAACCACATGTTGCGATACAACTCAGGTATTTGTTCTCTTAATACTATCTCAGGTATTTGCCTTAGCTCATCCTCATCATTGTTAGTTTCGAATTTCATTGTCTTGATTTCATCGACTAACATCTTGCAAAACTTTCGTCTAAACAATGGCACTTTGTAAATGTCAGGATGTATCTTGGTGATGTGTTTTTTCAGTGGTGTTTCTTGCATACGATCTACACCATCACCTGAAGAAAATTTAGATAAGATTGGCAGGGATTCTTCGACTGCTTGATGTGTGCTGTGCATGATTGACCAATGCGATTGCATTGATAACAGGTAGTTATTTAACTTATGAATTGTCACATAAGAAGTTTACACGCTTTATTCCTCAATAAAAACCATGTAATTGTCATCTTCTAATTTTAATATTGCCAGTATTTCTTGATCCTTAAACTTTTTAAGTGCACCTGCAAACGACCTAGCTTCTACAATAGGAGTAGAAACTTCCATGTCACCATCGTCAGTATTTAAAATAATTGATTTAAGTATGTTCATTTGCCAAATGCCAGTTTGTGTATGATCTCTTCAATCTTACGATATTTCATTTTGTCTTCTTGGGTTTTCTTTTCTTTATGAAAGATAGGCAAACCTTCTTTAGACAAAGCCTCAATAATGATTTCTCTTTCTGTGTCAGTTAGTATCATGGGTGAGTTTATTATAAAGTTTTCTTGGGATCAGTGTTAGCCAATCGCTCTTGCACATGACTGGTAATGTTTCTGTTGTAATCTCTTTCTTTGCGATCCATAGCATCAGCTTTGTTGCGATAAGAAGCTACAAAAAGGTTTTCTCCATGTCTACCATAACTAGGAATGTATTGGTAAACATCGTACATGATTGTGGTTGGCATTATGCTACCTCCAAGGTTTGAAATTTTGATACAGCTTGGTGAAGATCACCACCAAAAATAAGTTTCTCTTCACCTTCCCAAGAGGCACAAGAATAAATTTTGATTGCTATATTTGTAAGCGTTGGGATTTCTTTGAAATCTTTTAATGGTGTGATTTCGTATCTATATTCTATATCACCATGTTTGTTGTGGTGTTCTGTAATATCACAGCCTGCATATTTTTCGTCTTTATTAATAGACAAAAGAAAACAAGTTGATAAAGCATCTCTATTAACAAGATGTTTCATTGTTTTGTAATTACTAATGTAATATTCAAACGCTTCTTTGATAAATGTAAGACCACCTTTGGGGTAGCCATCATGGTGTTTATATATATGCACCTCTGATTGATCCCATTCAGAAAGTGTTTTAAATGTATATACTGCTCTTGTGCTCATTATTGCACCTCCTGTGCTTTAATTACGCCTTGTTCTATTAAATCTTTAGCCCTTCTTCCAAACCAACCCTGAAGTTGCCAAGCCAAACCAGTGTCAACTAAATGTTGCCATGCCTCTACAACTTGTTCTTCATTTTTAGGTTCTTCAAAACCCTCTGCTATACCAACTGCTAAATAATTATCCATTACTCTACCTCCTTAATTTTAATAATTTTAATACTCCATCCATAAGGTGCATACACTGTGTGTGTGTCACCCACCTCAAGATTCTCTAAATGTTCGATGGTAAAATCACCATCCTCATCAATACCCCAGTCACCCTCAATGCCATCAGCTATAAACTCTGCCATTGAAACTGTCTGTGGTTCTGTTTTACCATATGCTTCTTCATTCCAAGTCACTGTAAATTCCATTACTATGCTCCTGTGATTGTGCCAATTAAGGCGATTAATAAAATTGGTACAGCCAATGCACTGAATACATTGGCTACTGGATTGTGGTAAAACCACATGTCGATTGTGTGTAACATTACGCTACCTCCTTGGGAGCAAGTAATTTGCTCATGCCTTCAAAGACTTTGTTGTAAGCATTTATCTCGATGTAGTAATCATCTTCAAAATCCTCATTGTCTAAGTTGTCGTAATATTTCTTTTGAAATGCCTTCATGCTATCAAGAAGATCGCTTGTGCCATTATCAGTCATGATGTTGACAGCAAGATCAAAAGCGATGTCGCTTTGGTTAAAGTCTGAGATGTGTAACA